AACCACCCATACGGTAGTGCTCAATTGTTCTGTCCAGTCGTTCCCATAACCCCCCAACTTCACCAAGGCCTTCTGGCATCTCCATGAGCCAACTTTCCACAAAGTCACGGTTGTTGTTTGAGCTTTCCATAGTCATATTTAAGAACAACACCCTCTAAATATCAGCACATAGAGGAAAACATCATGAGAGCTCGAGACTTTACCGCACGCGCCACCATAATACGCGAAAGCATCACCGGGGAAGAGATGCTGACGTTGTTCCGCCACCATCATCATGAGGATCCCAGGAACCCCACGATGCTTAAGTGGATGGCCACCCAAAACTGGGGCATTCACATGGTGGATCCAAACCAACTGCACAGCCAAATGGACAACACGATCCCTGATGATCCTTTTGAGCGAACCATAGACATAGATGAGGATCGCGTGCGCTGGTACAGTGCCCGGTTGGAACGTGGCGAGCAAGTGGAGCCCATCATCCTTGGGCCCAATGGCAGCATAATAGACGGCAACCACAGAGCACAAGCTGCAAGAGAAGCAGAAGTGAAAATTTTGGCTTATGTGCCTATGGCTGATGCAGCTTGACCTTTGGGATTTGACAACACAAGGATGCAACCACACAATTGCATAATGAAAACACGATATAGATATAATGACTTGGGCCCAGCTCAAGGCATCATGAATGGGATTGCATTTGGGGCAGTGCTTTGGTGCCTCATTATCGCAGCTTTTTGGGTGGTGGTGTGAGCAGCTACCAAGAGGCTGGAGTAAGCATCAGCAATGGGAATGAGTTTGTAGAACGCATCAAGCCACTAGCACAACGCACCACACGTCCAGGAGTAATAGGGAGTTTGGGCGGATTTGGGGCTGTTTTTGATCCCAAGCAAACAGGCATGCGTGACCCGCTATTTGTAAGTACCACAGATGGGGTAGGTACAAAGCTAGAATTGGCTAAACAAGTGCCAGGATCCTTATACACACTGGGACAGGACCTTGTGGCCATGTGTGTGAACGATTTGGTGTGCATGGGCGCTACGCCACTTTGGTTCCTGGACTATCTCAGTGTTGGACAGTTGGACGTGGAGCTTTACACCACACTGCTACAGGGCGTAGCAGAGGCTTGCAGTGCTGTGGACTGCGCCCTAGTGGGCGGCGAAACTGCTGAAATGCCAGGGGTGTATCAACCAAAGGATTTTGACGTAGCTGGGTTCTCTGTTGGGGCTGTTGAACGTGACACACTCTTGCCTCAGAACGTGGCTGCTGGCGACAGCATCGTGGGCATAGCCAGTTCAGGCATCCACAGCAATGGCTTCAGTTTGGTTCGGAAGCTTATCCAGGACCACCAGCTGGACCTTATGCAGTCCTCACCTTGGGACTCAGACAAAACCCTGGGAGAGAGTTTGATGACACCCACCAGGTTGTATGTCAAACCAATTTTGGCACTTCACCAGTTGCGTTTGTGCCGAGCAGCAGCTCACATCACAGGTGGTGGCTTACTAGGAAACTTGCCTAGGGTGTTGCCTGCAGGTTTCACAGCACGCATCACCAACCTCATGCCACCACCACCAGTTTTCACCTACCTGCAAAAGTTAGGAACCATCGCCCCAGACGAGATGCGCCAGGTGTTCAACATGGGTGTGGGCATGTGCATCGTCACCAATGATCCACACAACACCATCTCAATCCTCAGCCAAATGGGAGAGGATGCACAAGTGATTGGCGAGATCACTACAGGCACGGAGCCCATCATTTTTGAGTAACCAATGGGAGTTGGAAATTTGGGAAAGCAGCCGTGGAGTTGGCCGCACCCTGATCCGCCGCCAACTGTTCTCCACAGAAGCTGAGGCACGCCTGTACAAACGTCAAAGCACAAGCGAAAACACATTGCCCCGGGCGCCCAGCTGGTTCAGCTTTTGTGTGGGCCCAATTGAAAGAAAGAACCCAGATGACTCCCGTTCCACATCTGCTGAGCATTAGCCAATTTGATGTGCCCAGCATCCAATCCCTCTTCAAAACTGTAAGAAACATCGAGATCGGCTTGTGCCAACCGGCTGCACAAGGTAAGGTCAGCACAAATCTCTTCTACGAGCCCAGCACACGCACCAGCAGCAGCTTTTACTCGGCTATGGTGAGATTGGGCGGCTCAGTTATCCCCATCAACGATGTCAGCTTCAGCTCAGTAAGCAAGGGCGAGAACCTTGAGGACACAATTCGAACTTTGGCCAGCTACTCTGACTGCATCGTGCTTCGCCATCCAGAAAAGGGTGCTGCTCAATGGGCTGCTGCTGTGAGCCCAGTGCCCATCATCAATGCAGGTGATGGTGTAGGCGAACACCCCACCCAAGCTCTTTTAGACCTCTACACCATCCAGCGTCATGTGGGGCTATCCAGAAAGATTGATGTATGCCTCATGGGAGACTTGCGTCATGGACGCACGGTGCACAGCCTCAGCCGGCTGCTTCGCCTCTACGATGTGCGACTGCATATGGTAAGCCCTCCGGGATTGGAAATGCCTGCCGAGCTCACCCACAAAACTGACAAGGTCTACACCAGCCTTGATGAGTGCGTGAGCCAAGTGGATGTGATCTATGTCACAAGGGTGCAGAAGGAACGGATTGCACCCAACCTACAAAACACTCTAGGCAAGTATCAGCTCACACCCGAGCATATGATTAAAGCTCGGGGCACCTCCATCATCATGCACCCATTACCGCGTGTTGATGAGCTGCCAAGCAGTTTGGACAGTGATCCCAGGGCTGTGTATTTCAAGCAGATGCGGTATGGGCTGTATGTGCGCCAAGCCATCTTCCTTCATCTTTTCAGCAACAGTGTGCCCTGGAAGTTTTAGGTTGACCTTAGGTAAGAATCCCATATAGTAGGAGGTGAACCTGGAGAAGCATCTATGTTTAGTGGCATCAAAAGTTGGTTTAAGGAAAGCAAGCCCACAGCACGCGATCTCAGCTATGAAGAGATTGTAGAGAAGCTGAGGGAAAAAAGTGACCTTGAAATCTTTGCCCGGCTCCGTTTTCGGGACCGGTGGGTGCAACGCTGGCACGAGCAGCATAGGGGAGCCACTGTGCCATCCAGTTTCCTCATGCGGTTTGGCGCATTGGACAAGGTGGCCTCAGAGCGGATCCTGAAGCTGATGAATGAGGTGCGACAGCTACGCGAGCTGCCTGAACACAGCAAGGAAAAGTTGGAGGAGTGGTTGTGGGAAAGCTATCCGGAGAACCTTAAATGAACCAGTTGATCGAGTTGAGTTTTTTCCTGCCCGAATTGGTTCTTTTGGGTGCTGGCCTCTACACTTGTTACACTTTGTTCACCACCATTGGAAAGTGGAGCTGGAAGCGTGTGGGGCTCTATATCTACGGTGCGGCCTGCGTCTACAGCCTTTGGATAATGGGCTACCAATAACTGGGTGACACTCCCGCAAAAATCCGCTATATCTCGGGTAAGGTAAATATCACATGATGGATCGTGAACAACTCCGCAAGCTGATTACAGAAACTGCCAGGCCTGCAGATGCCTCTCTTGTGTCTGCGCAATCACTGCCATTGAACCTGGGCAAAATGACCTCAGCCGAGCTGCAACGTTGGATTTCCCACGTGAAAAACTGCCAACACTCGTGAAAACAAACCACAAAATATAGGTTGACACTCCTGCTAAATCCGCTATATTGGCGGGGTAGAGACGGAGAGCCCAAATGAGCAACTGGAAGGTCGATCCCGCAGCGCCCCACACGGTGGAAGGCATGATCTGCTCGCTGGCAGGTGTGTGCGACGGTGCTAGGCAGCATGATCAGCAGGGCTTCAGCGGTGCTGATACGGAGTTTGGTCACAGCTTGGCCAATCGTGCTCAGCAGGGTAGGCCCTTCACGCTGAAGCAGGCACAGGCTGCACTCAAGCTTGTGAACAAATACCGGCGCCAAATTGGCGGGACGGACTTTGTGAAGACGTTCCTGGAACAGCCAGTGTTCAAGCTGGCACCGCTGGATCCCAACGCTCCTGTCCAGGTTGCGGGCGGGTGCAGCAAGCCCTCCCGTAGGCTCACAAGCCAAGACAAAACTGCGGTGTTTGAGTTTCCCTACAGCCCGGAAGTGGTTGCTGATCTGAAGCAGATCCGGGGCGAGCACAAGGGTGATCGTTATCGGGCACAGTGGGAACCCACTCGTAAGGTTTGGCTGGTGCCTGTGAACGAGGCAAGCATCTTTCAGATCATGGATGTGGCTGAGAGGTTTGGGTTTGAGGTTGAGGCACGTTTCACCACGTATTTGGAGCGTGTGCGAGCCAAGACGGAAGAGAGCCGGATGCATCTGTTGCTCAATGACGGGCAGCATGTGACACTTGCAGGCGACACGCTGATCGTGTCTGTAGACAATGCTGCCATTCTCAAGGAGATCGAAGATGAGCTCAACTCTAACCACTGATTGGTTGGATCGAGACCTGTTGGCTGAGGCATTTGCCGATATGCCTACTCCACACGGTGTATGGTTTGATGATAACCGTCGCTGGTGTGGCCGGTGTGAGACGCCGGTGCTGACTTGCGAAGCTGTGGAAGGGAATCCTTGGGCTGACAAGATCTGCCAGCGTTGCACCAGCATTTGGCCAGAGTTCAGCGACCTCTACCAGCTACACCTGTTGATGCAGGATGAGGACGATGATCTGTTTCCAGAGACGGTGCATTGACCAATATTCAGTGTTGGAATGAGGATCCTGATAGGTGGCCACATATGGTGGAGCTGTTTGACTTGCCCTTAGCCACCTGGCGGAAGAATGCTGCATTAGGACTGAGGCTTTTTGGAACTCCCGGTGCAGATGATTGGTGGCGCACTCGCTGGACTTACACTTCGGTGTGTACCAACTCAGAACGTGTGGACGTGAGAATTTGGTTTCAGTCTATTGATGATATGACTCACTTCTTACTGGTAATGGAAAGGTAGAGCATGAGTGTTGAAGATCTTAAGGGCATCACCCTGCTGCATATCGAGATGGAGCGCGAACCAGACCAACTGATTTTCCACAGCGAGTGCGGTCGGCGGTGGCGTATGTATCACTGGCAGGACTGCTGTGAGCATGTGCGCATCGAGGAGATTATCGGTGACCTTGATGATCTTGTTAGCTCTCCAATCCTTGTGGCTGAAGAACGCCAACTGGAAGGCAACAGCGATTGGGGGCACGAGACGGTGACCTTTTATGAGTTGGCCACCATCAAGGGCTCTGTCACTCTCCGGTGGCTGGGTGAGAGCAATGGCTACTACAGCGAAAAGGTGGACTTCGAAGAGCTGCGATCAGTTGAGGAGACGCTGAAGTCATGAGCCTGTATATGGTTATCCGTCAGGATGACAACGGAGTATGCACTGTGCTGGCTGATAAGCTTTCTGAGCACGAGAGCAGGCGACTGGTGGAGATGATGACGCAACGTGGGCACAAGGCCACTTACTTTGCCCAACTCTACCTCAACCCACATCAGCGAGAGCAGATTTTGTTCACACATCATGTGCATCTGTAGATTTAGGGCTTGACCATCCTATCAAACCTGCTAAATTGCGTTGGTAGGTAGGAGAGCTGATGTGCTGACTGTGCCCGCTACTGTTGAGATGGCTCGCAAGCTGACCCGCTTGAGCGTGAAGCACAACCTCAAGATTGATCCTAGGGTAAGCCAGCTGTTTGACGCCATTCCTCGGGAGACTTGGCTGCCTGGGTTCAACTTCACGCTTAAGCCGTATCAGGCGGAGGGTGTTGCGTGGTTGGAGAGCCAGCTGGGAACGGGCCTGCTGGCTGACGAGCAAGGGACAGGAAAGACGGTTCAGATTACGGCCTATGCCCACAAGAACCAGCTGTTCCCGATGTGTGTCACACTGCCAAACACCCTTAAGCTGAACTGGCGGAACGAGATCATCGCAATGACTGGTTCCCAGTATCGTGTGAACGTGGTGGGCCACAGCTACGGCAAGAGGCAGACGGCGCTTAGGGCGCAGCGTCATCCCAACGTCATCTACAGCAAGACGCCCACTCCGGGCTGCGACATCTACCTTGTGAACTACGACATTCTCTCTGCCAACGTTGAGGCAATGGAGGAGCTGGGGCTCAAGCTCCTGGTGCTGGACGAGAGCCACAAGATCAAGAATCCCGATGCACGCCGCACTCAGGCGTTCCTGAGGTTGGCCACTGGTGAGGTGGAGGAGAAGCTGCCGGGCGGCAAGCGAGTCACTAGGAAGGTTGGCAAGCCCGTGCCTCGTGTGGTGCTGATGAGCGGCACGCCGATGGTGAACCGTCCCGCAGAGCTGTGGACTACGGTGCGGAGCTTGGCCAGCTATGTGCCCCAGTTCAGCACTTGGACCAAGTTTGCGTGGCGCTTCTGCAATCCGGTGAACAACGGACATGGTTGGAACTTCTCTGGTAGCTCGAACATGAGCGAGCTGCACCAGCTCCTGACCCAGCACCTCATGCTGCGCCGCCTCAAGCAGGACGTGCTGAAGGAGCTGCCGCCCAAGGTGTATCGGGTGATCCCACTAGAGTTTGAGCGTGCGGAGTACGACCGTGTGGAGCGGGCGTTCCAGGGGCTGGACTGGAAGGGCGGGCTTGAGGCTATGATCCAGATGGGCGCCAACGCTCCCAAGAGCGATGAGCGCATTGTTGCCATCCAGAAGCTGCGTGAGGTGGCTGCACTGAGCAAGCTCGCCAGCACGGTGGAGTGGATTCGAGACTACACGGAGAACGGTGAGAAGCTGGTGGTGTTCGCACACAACCGGGCGGTTATTGACCACATCCGGGGTGCGCTGGAAGCGGACCAGGAGTGGGGCGGAAAGGTTGGTGTGATCTTTGGTGGCGTCAGCAACGAGGAGCGTGTTGAGGCTGTGGAGAGGTTTCAGAAGGACCCCAACACTCGGGTGATCCTGGTGGGCATCACAGCTGGTGGTTTTGGGCTTACCCTTACGGCGGCACGTGCTGTGGCGTTTGTGCAGACCCCGTGGAGCCCAGGAGAGCTGCATCAGGCGGCCGACCGAGTGCACCGGATCGGCCAGGATGCAGATCAGGTCACGATTTACAACCTGGTGGCGGAAAACACCATCGAGGAGCTGATGGCAGACATGCTGTTCAGCAAGGGGCAAGTGCTGGATGCAGGGCTGGATGGTGGGGCTGTAGTGAACACGGTAGACCTGCGTGCAGCGGGTTAACCCCTCCTGGGGAGTGGACTACACTACATGGCACGTGATCAGAATCTTGGCCCACAACCCTGTTGCTCGCCCCAGCTTGCTAGACATACTGGGAGAACGTCGTTGGTGTTGGTTGAAATCCACTCCTGGCGGGCTATACTGGGTCCGGTGGAGCAGCCGCCAAGAGCCCTCTAGATTCCAGCTGATTTTTGAGCGTGAGGAGGACGCAGCTTTGTTTTCCTTAGTGTGGGGTGATTGACGGGCATATTGACAGCCTCCTGGTTTTGTAATAATTTTGGGTATGAATTCCAGTTATAGCATTTGGTTGATTTCTCATCGAGAAAGCGACATGGAGCTTGCCCTCAGCAAGCTGAAGCACAATACAGTGCACTGGTTCAACGGAGCCAATTATCCCAGCTTTTCCCGGCTTGTGAATGACTGTGTGCACCAAAGCCCCACAGAGACCACTATAGTGCTTTGTAACAAAGTTGCGCCTACAGATCAAAATATTGAATTAATGCTTCAAAAGCTGGATAAGGGGTATGCTTTTGTTGCCCTGTATGATTTCCGGTTCTTTGGCTTCAAAAAGGAACTGTTTCGTAGGATTGGCTGCTTGGATGAAAAGTTTCCAGGTGGCTTTGAGGACGATGACTTTGTCTTGCGCTTAGTGGGGTCAAATCTGGCATGCTACATCACCCAGGAGGCGGAGCACCATTGGGCGCCCAGCAGTTGGGCACCCACTGGGCAATATCCAGGGGTCAGCTACTTTCATGAAAAATGGGTTGGTTGGCCCAACAGTGAAAATCCCACTGAGATGTATCAGAGATTGCCTAACACTTGTGTTCCTAGGGATTGGGGGCCCAGTCAACCTTGTGAGTTTTTGACCTGCAAGGAACACAGTTATGTTCAAACTTGGCTATGCAAGTATTTTTATCTGAACCAGGTGAAAAAAATTTGTGACTTCTAGCTTAGGCCTCAACATATAGCCCCGTGGCATACCAGCCATACACATGTAATGAATCCACAATAGCCCTTTTTTCCATTGGCAACAGGGCATTTGTGGCCACTTCAATATTTTCCTTGTTGCGGAGCATATATTCCAAAATTGCAGGCAACAATGATTTGTATTCAGGAACAAGAGTGTTGCACATGCTCCATAATTTGGTTTCAAGAAATTGTTTCACTGTTTTTTCATTTTGGCTTTCATACTCCCAATAAGTGTTTTTATAAACATATTTTTCGTGCCAAAGAGGAGTCTCATACACACTTACATCAAATTTATAAGATAAGATATACCGGCCGCACATTTTGAACAGTCGTTTACCCATGAGATTGTTTGTTTGTGCAAGATCAAGACCCACTTCAGTCATCAAAATTTCGCCTGCTCCTTTGTTGAAATCAGTTGTATTACACACAATTGAAAATACATTATGTTTGCATTGATGAAAGAGGGTTACAAAAGGTTGTAACTGATTGCGTTGGGTAGTGTCCAAGGGATCAATACTGTTATCTACAAAAATTATTTTGGAGGTAGGGTCCTTGTCCTTGATGCTTTTAAGGGTGTTGACTGTTTGATCCAGTCGTTGTTTTGGTGACCAAACAGAGAATTTGGTATTGATTGTGCTGGTTACTAGCCATGTGTTGAAATTCATACCGTTTTTTAATTTTATCTCCCTCCTCTTGTCAATTTAAATAGTTTTATGACCCCTCCAATAGACCCGTGTGAAGGCGTGACGCCTGTTGTTAAATTCCCCCGATTTGAATGCACAGACAGTGTGTTGCCCAACTTCAGCAACTTGGACGAATTTGGTAGGGGATTGGGCAGCTTGCCTGGTCAACTGGCACAAATAGCACAATGCAAGGTCACTGCCACTGCCAAACAAATTTCTGACGCCATTGACAATTTACTGAAACTGTTTGACAAAACATTTGGTACATCCTTGGGCAGTGTTGACAATCCTGTGTATGGACCCAAACTCAAAGTACCAGAGCAGGAAATGGGTGTGCGACTCCGTGCATTGTTCAATGACTTCAAACTGTATCTGGAACTGAAAATATTGGACATTTTGGGAAAAATTATTCCCAATCTCAACTTTTTGAACATCCCTTTGCCATTTTTGCCCAATCTCACTGTAAGGGATTTGTTGAGTGCTGAAGGCAGAGCCAAGATCAGAGCTGCTATTGGTGCACGGAAAGATCAAATTGCCCGAGCCTTGGGCAGCCCGTGGAAAGACACTTTTGATGGCACACTGGGTTTGAAAAGCGAAGAGATGCAGAAACAAAGCATCATCAGCAGAGTTTGGAGTGAGTTTCACAAAGGATTATTGAGCGTAATTCAAAGAGGTTTCCGGTTGTTGCGCGCCTTGACTGAACCCATAAGGAAAATTTGGCAAGCACTTCGTTTGCCTGATATTCCCAATTTGGTGTCCTTGAACTTCGAAGAAATTTTCAATAGCGTTTGGCAACCCATAAAAGACCTAGCCATCAGTGCCAATGAAAAAATGCAAAAAATGATTGACTTTTTCCTGGAGTTTGATATCAAAAACTTCCTGGACAAAACATTTGGTCCTTTGTTGAAATTCATAGCTTGGCCTTTTCCCACAAAAGTCAAACAACTTTTGAAAATCTCTGATAATCCTCAAGAAAAGAATCTTGTGAGCAAGGAAACCAGATTCAACAGCATAATGCAAGCTGTTAAAGAATTGTTTGAACAAATTCCCACGCTGATATTGGAACTGTGGATGAAGCTGGTAAGGGGGTTTTTTCAAGCTATTTTGAAATTTGTTCCTCTGTTGAAAGAGTTGTTGAAATATATTCCCTTCACATTTTGCACATTTATTGGGTTGGCATTCAGCCCTATTTTGGGCTTGGGAAGTGCTGTGAGTAACTTGATTCCGCCTGGTATCTCAGTGCAACAAACTTAGCCGCACTGGGTTCCATTCAACTGATCATAAATGGTTTTGGCAGTGTTGAATCGGCTTTGTGCTTCTGGTGTGATAGTGCCTTGACGCCCCAGCAGTCCTGATGAACTGATTTCATAATATTCATTCACTGCTCTAGCGGCTGATTCTGGACTATTTGTTGCAAGCATTTTTGAATAGGCTGAACGATGAGTGTTCTTGAATTCCCAATCCACAAAATCCAAGCTTTTTTCCAAAGCTGTTTCATTTGACAGCGTTTTCAGTTGCGGCCAACTCAAACCAATTGCTTGCGGCATGTTTTTAAACCTGTCTGAATTCCATTGAGCCAAACCTTTGAAAGTGGGATTACTATCTACTCGAGGATTCAATGCACTTTCAATAGTGAAATTGCCCAACAACCCAGCCACATGCTCGGGCTGATATCCCTTTCTGATCAAATAGCACCAAGCTTTCTTGGCTTGATTGGGATCAAAACTTTTGCCTGCGCCACTGGCTGTGGCACTGAAATCAGCGTCTGGACGAGCTTGGCCACTGAACAAAAATGCATTGTTGAGTCGGCGAGTCTTGAGTTCAAACTTTTCTTCGTTGTTGCACGCCAAAATCCAACGTATCATCTCGTTTGGCACTTTGTTGTAATTTCCGCCACCTATAAGGCCTGCTATACCGCTTTTGTCAAAATTGTCCAAGCCAACGTTGTAAATGAAGTCAGCAAGGCTATTGAACTGATCTTGTGTTAGTAAGTTGCTTCCAATGCTGCTGTGAATTTTGCCTTCAACTTTTTTGATGTCAGTTTTCAGCAATGTTTTCATATTGCTTTCACTGATGCCTTCACTAACGTTCAATGTGGTGCTGATTTGTGTTCCTGAATCATCTGTGGCGTTCAAAGTCACAGTATTGTTTTGTAGTTCTTGACTTGTAAGCAAGTGGCCATAGCCTATGAGTTTCTGACCACTTTTACAAGCGTCGTCAAAGGGTTTGCCAATCAAGTTACCGCCCAATCCTTCGTGATCAATTATTTGTTGAATACCTCGGTTGTTAACTGTCCATTCTGTGGAAGGCAGCAACACTCTTGGCCCCAACTGTTTGAAAGTGTATTGTGGTTGTCCACTTTCATCCCAGCTTTCTCCAATGTGCAATCCAGTTTGGCCATTCAATACACCATACACTTGCAAAGGTTTGTCTTGTGCAGGACTCACTTGCCCAACTCTGTAAGTGCTTTCAGGAGGAGCGTCTTTTCTCTGTACCAACCCAGTATTGGAGTATCCAGGCCCTGCAACACTGCGCTGTCTCCAAGGATCTGCACCAGGCAGTCTACTCACAATGGTTTGAACAATCTGCACACTGCGTCCAGGACTCACAACGTTTTGAAGTTGCATCCGTTCTTCGGTTCTGATGTCAGGTGCCAACGCAACTACACCTGGAACAGCAGTCAAAGGCCTATCTGGACTTGTGGGACTGGCTGCATCAGGTAAATTGGCCACATTGAGTTCAGTTTTTGGTCCTGTGTTAACGTTGCCTGCTCCTGAGCGCAGGTTTACCGATCCGTTGCCTTGAACTTTGACATCAGCTCCTCCAACTAAATTCAAAGTGCTGTTGCTCTTGACTTTAACATCGGCCTCACCAAACAAACTCAAGGCTCCGTTTATGCTTCGCAGCCTTATGTCACTAGCACTACTGGCATCAACATTGCCTCCAGCAAACAAGCGAATATTGCCAGTTAAGTTTTTGATGTCAATGTTGTTTTCTTGACTAGTGAGAAAAATACCATAGTTGCTTCTGTATTGCAAGCTGCCCACAGCCGTGTTGTAGATGTTGCTGTTGCTCACAATGTGTGCATTGCCTTGGCTGAAAACCAAAACATCACCACCGCTGCTGATGTTGAAAGGCTTCTTGCTATACATCCTTGTTTCGTCAATGCTGCGCATTTTGATGCTGCCACCAGCTTCAATATTCACATCTCTGTCTGCATGCAAGTTGATGTCTTGGCCGGCACTTACACTGACACTTTTTTGTCCAAAAATATCAATGTTGCCTTCTTTGTCCATCTCAATGCGGGCTCTATTGGGCCCGGTGTTGATAATGATCCTGTCCTGGGTGTCATGGATAACAATTTGTGCCAAACCACGAGTTTGGAGGCGAACAAATGCATCAGTGGGCGTGTCGTCCATTACCAAGCTATGGCCATAAGGCGTGCGAATACCCATTGTGCGAATGCCTTGCTGCATCCCTCTGGGTGCTGGGCCACCTTGACTTACAGGAAGTTCTGGAACACCAGCTTCTTGAGCAGCTTCAAAACTGGCTTGAAATATAGGTTGCCCTCCAGTCAGAGGATTCCTGTCTTGTTTTGATGGACTTTGAGCAGGCGTGCTGGGTGTCATAAAGTTGCGGTCAACTTGGAACAAACATCCAAACCAAACGCCGCGACTGGGATCACCATTTATAAAACACACTAGCACTTGATTATTGAGATCAGGTGGTATAAATGTCATACCATAGTCTGTTTGTGAACTTGTGGGATTCAGGTTAATATCAGCAATGTTTGATGCGCCGGCAAATGGGCTAGCATAATCACAAATTATCCAAGTTGCTTCGTTGTCAATAGCCCCACCTAGTTCTGGAATCCAAACGCGAATGCGTCCCATATTGCGAGCATCATTTACATCGCGTACCAAGCCAAGATAAATTTTATCCCAGGTAGCACGTAAACCCCCAGGCTCTAATTCATATGCACCAGGTAAATTTACTGTCTGTCTTAATGTTGCCATTTATAGATGCTCAAATTATTGATTTATACCTGTTCTCAAAACTGGTGGCACAGTACCAATTTCTGTTCTTGAGTCTCCCAAATTACTCAATGGATCTCGCGTTGCTTCACATCTTTGGGTAAATTTGCCTTCTTTGAATATATGTGTTACTTGTACCATCATATAGAGTGCATTGAAAAAATCAACGTCATCACGCAGATTCATAAATCCTGTAGTTTCGTCAGGAATAGTACCAGCACGGAAAGCTAGCAGAAAAAATGCATCGTACGGTTGGTAAACTGCAAACTCATCATTAACAGGTGTAGCAGGTGTACCAGGTGTGCCTGCTGCTCCCCTATATCCTGGTATTCCGGATAAAAGCTGCCTATCTCGCTCTAAGTTTGACGCTCCTAACCAATATGGGTCCCCTCGTATTTCCATAGTGATGTTAACCATATCTTGCATTCTAGCATAAATTTGTTGAGTTACACTTGAATACATTTGTCGCACATCAGAGTCTGAAGTGTTTTGTGGACGCACTGTGTTAACTAGGTCTCGGGGATCAGAAATATATGTGAGCTGAGCTGGCATGGACCTGTTATTCACGCTGAATTCATCTTCAGTGAATTCAATAGGAGCTCTGCGTCTTTGAGCTGCGGTTCGTTCTCTTTCAAGCTGAGCTCTTAAATCAGTAACAGGCGCAACAAGTTGCCCAAAAGGCTGATATAAATTTTCTAATGATTCCGCCATCACAGGGTCAAACACTACTAATGATCCTTGTGCAAGAACTCGTTGTGCCGCAGCATCCTGTTGTTCTATCTGAGCAAGTTGTTGCTGTAGTGCAATAATTTGTTGATCTAAGGCGGGAATGTCAGCTAAAGATGCCCCTGCCCGTTGTCCTCGTAATGCCAATAATTGTTGCTGTACAGCATCCCATTGCTGCTGAGCTTGTTGCCGTATATTCAACGCCTGCTGCAATTCACTCAAAGAGGCTCGTGCTGAACTGAATGAGCTTGGTAAAACTGTGTTTTGTGTCAGTGCCGTTGGGATCCAATGAAGTGTATTAAATTGAACATCTAAATTTATAATTTCTGTATTATTGCCAGTGTAAAAATACAAATAAGCTTTCTTTAGAAGCTTACTTGTATCTGTATTGATACTTGCTAGTCTAGCATCGTGAAATGCATTTATAAGTTGGAAAATCCTTCCAAAATCTTGACTAGGCACAGCGCGACGAGTTTCTTTAACATTTATGAAAAATTGTAAATTCCTAATATAATCATTTCGCAAATAATCCCATCCAATATTTTTCACCACGCATTCAATCCACGGCACTCTCACAATACCAGACTGATCATCAGGTATAAAAAAGCGTACATCTTCAATAGATGCGCATACATCATCTACCAAGGCACCAATGCTTATACCTCGACCAGCAATGATCTCAATTTTGTCACCCACTTGCCGGAAACTTGCCCTACGATTGTTTATTCTTGGATTGAATTTGATTTTTTGATTTTTCAATTCATCAGCAATAAAAAACTGATAAACCACAACTTGCGTTTGTTGATCTTGTGGTTGTTGGCTTCTCCGTAAGCCAATATAAAAGTCGTTAAGTTCATTCTCCAATTTTTGAAAAAATTCACCAACAGTTTTATCAAAATTAATTATGCCTTGCCCAGGTAATTGAACTCCACCAATGTTTTGGACAGTTCTTACTTGACTACCACCACCCAGGGTTATTGTGTAAGTTTGTGGTAAGACATAAAAGGTGTTTTTAAAACCCATGTTATTGTTAACAGCCGCTTTCAAACGATAAATTGTTCCTGCGGCTGTAAGCGTGTTTGTTAAGTCAACTATATTAAGTTTGTAAACCTTATAAAATGTATTTTGTGATGAAGGTACTAGATTGCCATCAGCATCATAGAAGTCAAACCACAAAATCAGAAATATAGGAGCTAACCTCCAATTCAAAACTCCAATTTGACGGCTACTTTCAAACATTTTATCAGGAAGGCTCATGTTATAAGGCTCAGCTATTACCATATCAACCTCTACTGAGGCAGCATTTTTGGTTTTAAAATTGTGACTTACAGCATCCTTGATTTCACATTCCACGATGTTGAAACCAGCAGTAACCCCACTTTCTGCAATTACAATATACCGAACGTCGTTATTCAACAACTTTGTATCAATATCATCTTCCTCGGCTTCTCTATCGTTAACCAAGACTAATTGTAAATGATACGTGTATCTGTCGTGATAATTCAAGACATTGTCTTCAGGGCTAAAATTTAACCCTTTCAGGGCTAAGTCACGCAAGATCTGTCGAAGGTAATGATTAGTAACAAGAGGTGTAGGCATTATATTCGGCTTTCAAGACTTAGTTGGCTAGGAGCATATATGGTTATGCCGGGCACAAAATCATATATTGGGTCAACAATTTGATCTGGATTTAACATCGCAAACACCCACCAGGCTCGTGGATTTTGATATAATTCAAAACTCAATAAGTCAGGGCGATGTAAATGGCGTTGTGCCAATGTAACAACAAGATCATCACTTGTTCGTGCAAGTAATGGAGGTACCCAAAATCCCAAATATGTGGTATTTTGTGGAGTCCGATAATACGGACTGCTACGAAGATAAGTTACTGTTGTCATTAGATGAAATCACTTTGACTGCTGTCGCCATTTATATATTTGGGCAACTCGAATCTCTTACGCAATGTAGTAGGAGTATGTTGCACAATCAATGTAACAGAAATTTTAAACAAACTAGGGAGCCAAACACCTTTTGTGGCTGACGGCGTAGGTTGTTGAACACTTGCACCTGGTGGGTTGTTCAATGGATCGTCCCAATTCCGGTTGGCAGGCTGGGTAACACCAGGTAAGCCTTGCAAGGCTAGTCCAGGTTCGCCTGCTTCTTCAAGCTGTTGGGGAGTTCGAATTATTGGTGTTGGACGCACTGGAATAGTGGGTTGATTATTGGCAGGTAATCCACTTGCTACTTGAACATAATCAACATCATCAGGAAATCCTATGATGTAGCTCTTGACTATCACTGGCAAATTGTTGAACACAAAAGGTCCATATGCATTGAACAAGAGAATAGGAGGTGGCGTGCCGGCATCTTTGTCGTTTTCGCCAAAATGCATCTTGCTCATGGTTCTCAAAAAGTGAATGCAAGCCAGCGCATACCGGCCCTCTTTTTGATTCTGCACTGTGAATTGCCCATCAACACTGAAAGAGGTTGCAGGTGTTCGTGCAAATACATGAAAGTCTTGGTTTGTGTGCACTGTGGAAATGGTTTGGTAATCAATGTCTTGTTGATAATTGATTGTGGGCGTATAAGGCCAAACCATGCCATTGTTGGTTTCACGCAATGGATCCAGCAAGCCCTTGCCCAATACTCTGTTGGCAGCAGCTGGCCGGGGACGCAAGCTCACACGCCGGTTGGTGGGATCTTGATTGTTGAGTGTGCCCAACAAGTTAACACCATCACCTACACCAAATCCACCAAACAAGCCACGAGGAAAAATAGCTGATGCTGCACTTCCCACTACATTGTTGACAAGGCCACCCACGAGCGAGCCTGTATTGATACCAAATCCACCAAACCTAGGCATGGAACGTTGTCCTCTTGTAATCTTTGTTGAATATTTATGGGTAAAAAACCAGCGGAAACTTAAATAATGGATCATGAAATTATTTGAACTTTCCCAACAAAATTTGTTTGAAGGCGGCAATGTGTTCAAAACCGCAGATGGCAAACCCAAGACCTCCCGTATCCTTCTTGCACAAATCAGCCCCACGTTGGACTGGCTGGAAAAAGTCACTGGCTTGCCCATGCATGGCATGACCTTGGGCAGTGTGGGCAAGAAGGCCAGCAGTGGTGATATAGACATTGTTGTGGACAGCAACAAAATTTCCAAGAAAGCATTTGGCCAAAGTTTGGAAAACTGGGCAATTGGTCAAGGTTTAAATCCCAAAGACCATGTTAAAATTGCAGGTGAAGTTCACTTACTTACACCCATAGCTGGAGATGCCCAGAACGGGTTCGTGCAAACTGATTTCTTTTTTCATGAAGATCCATCTTGGATGAAATTCAGCATGCAAAGTCCAGGGGATGCCAGCAACTACAGTGGTGCCGAAAGAAACCAACTCATGAGCAGCATTGCCAAAGCCTTGGGATTGAAATACAGTTGGCAACGTGGCTTGTTGAATCGTGAAGATGAAAGTGTTATCTCCAAAGATCCAGATACCATAGCCCAAACACTGCTGGGACCCCGCTTTACAGCCAGCAGTTTTGACAGTGTGGAATCAATTCAGCGAGCTATAAAAGGCAACAAACGCATAGAGCAGGGATTGCAGGGGTTGATTCACACGCTGCAAAGCACAGACAAATTGGGTCCCACTGGGAAACCCACAATGGATGTGAAAACTGGAAAGCACAAACAAAAAAGCCCCAGTGATCAACGCAAAGATCAGGAAGAAGCTCAGCGTATAATCAAACTCACAGGGGTTTCCCTTTAAGTTTTGAGACCCCAATTAGGGTCCAGTGGCTTGACCTGAATGCGATCAAACAACAAAGGGAAATCAGGCAAAACTTGCGGCAAATCAGTTCGGTCCATCCAACTGTAGTTCACGCTGCTGTGTGGTATGAAATCAGGAAAATCATGAGTCCCACCCTTGCTTTTCAAGTGGTGATGAAACTTGTGTGCAATTTCGCAATCAAGATCCAAGCATAGGGCTTTGTCCCCCAGCTTGGTCCATCCCTGAATTTTAGCTGGCACAACAACTGTATTACCGTGCATGCTCATGAGATGAGAGGCTGGCTTTTGACTATAGAGAACAGTCATGTGAAGTTCATCAGTGTTCATGCAAGGAACACCATTTTTGTCACACCATTCTTTCAATTGAGCAGCATGTGGTGGACTCATGGTCAAGGTCACAATTGTGCCTGCAGGATGCAAACTGGATTCCATTACTTTGTTCCGTGGATGCTTGAGGTAACGTCGTACAGCTTGAAACAGTTGGTTGCTGAGTTCAAGGTCCAAACCCACAGCTTGTTGAAAAGCTTCTTTGTCTTTGTTCAATACAGCTTCACGAGCCTTGGTGCCGCTTACGCCCTTGACACCGTTGTGATCGGGATTTCTTTCCCCAGCTGAAACCACTTTGATGTGAATGGGTTCACGCTGATGTTTCTCACGTATTTCAGGACTGTTCCAACTGTCCAAGAGCTCTCTCATGCCCTTGACCCGATCTTCACCAGCCACAAACACAAAATCTCGATAGCCTTTGTTGTAGAGCCATTCAGCAGCTTGTAGTGGTGTTTTCACATCTGGGTCTTGCACCAAATGTTCTGCATGATCAGGCATAATGCGCTGGAAAAACTCCACCTTTTCTTCCCAAGGCAAAGGGTTCTTTTTGCCGTCTTGACTATGACTCAAAAAGATCCAATAGTCATCGTCACCAGCATGTTTGGCCATCAAGTTCACCAGATGCTGATGACCCAAAGTGGGAGGGTTCATTCGGCCAAAGGTCCAGACAACGCTTTTTGTGCTTTGTTCCATAAGTGACTCAGGTTGCGCTTTTCTCATAAATTGTGCACGATTCACAAACTTAACAATACCAGTTGGGGTTACTGCCACAAAGCCTTCATGGCCAGGCTGGCCTCCCAAACTGGCACCCACCGTTGAGCCAGCTTGATTGTCCATCTGGCTTTTGAGGTCCAGCTTCAAGCTGTTCAACAAACTCACAATGCGCCACACACTGTTGTAACCATGCATGTGGCTCTGTATCCATTTCAAACACTTTTCCTGCATGCCTGGGCTTGCAGGACTGTTGATCCCTGTAAACCAATCCAAAAACTCTCTTGCAACATGTGAAAAATTTGAGCTGCCTTTTTCTGCCTTTTTGGCCAAAAAGCTTTTCATGTAGCCTGGAAGACTAGCAATTTTCTGCGTCTCTAGCTGACCTCTATCCAAGAATGATTTCACACTCACTGCGTGCACTCTAAACAAGTGTGACAGTTTGTCAACCAAGGATTTATCCAACTTCAAACTGGTGAGCATGGTGGCTTCATGAGGCAAGATAGCCAGGCCAAGATCACTCCTGAAACCATAATCTGCAACATTTCTCAATGCTTCGGGTTCTTGATCAGAGGGGCTTTGATAAACACTGTGGATAACTACTCCTGCACTGCTGTTGCCGATCATTTCACCATACTGACTGTTGAGGGGAACGCGGTAGGTTATTTTGTTGGGAGTGAATTCATAAGCGCCATCAACTATGGGCGGAACACCAGTCCACAACAAATCCGATTGAACGTAACCGATAAATCCTTTTGGGGTAACTTTTTTCAACAATGGGTAGAGACTGGCTATTTTGTTGGCATATGCCAGTCGAGCACTTTTTGCACTGGGGCTAGTGTCTTTCATTTTCCTGCTCATGAGCATGTTCACAATAGCCTCAGGGCTTGTGGTCAGCCCATCATACTTCTTGCTGCTGAACCCAGCTTTGTCAGTGAGCACGAATTTGTGATCTTTCCAGCCAAAGATCAAGGCCGGAGTTCCATCAAACTTGATGGAAACATATTCTGGCTTGTGGGCAGTTGCACTCAGTATATGAAAAGCTCTTTTGGCACCGTCCAACCCATCATCAAATATCATGTCCTCTGGATGCTCAATACGGGCTTTGGCCTCAGTTAAAGAGAGATTCACTTGTGGTAGTAGGTTAAACAGCTTCATTGCAAGGCCCCAACATAATCTTTTAGCAATCTATTGAATTATTTAACAGACTTTGTTGTCCATTTTGACATCTCCTGCAACCAATTGCAAAATTTAGGGTTTCAAACACAAAGGACTCGAATGGCATTGGTTCCCAAGATCAAATATCTAACAAACAAAGATTTATTGTCTGCAATACATGAAAGCAAGATTACGTTTTGTGAATTTGTTGACAAAAAATACTCTGATTTTGATGTCATTGTATATGATCTTGTGGCAGCAACTCCAGAAGTGTTGGACGCTGCCCGGCACAAAAAGCTGGCTAACAAAATAGCTGAAGAAAAGAAAGCCAGTGGCAGCAAGACTTTTGAATCTTCTCTTACGCTAGATGATGTGCCTTTGGAGGAAATTGTTGTGCGACTCATGACATTTGAGCACATTCCGTTGAACCCTGCCAAAGCTGACAAAGCCAAAAATCAAGCTGAGAAACACATTAGGTGTAATTTTCCTCCCTTTCAACACTGGATTTTTGAAAACAACACGTGGAAATGTGTGGGCAAGAGTCATTACAAGAATGGTGAGTTCACCTTAACTGGCGGCAAAATAACGGACCGATTGGCAGCAATGTGGATCAAACTAGTGGACCGTTATGGTCATCGAGGAAATTGGCGAGGTTATACTTATCTGGATGAAATGAAGGCCCAAGCATTGGTGCAGCTGGCACAGGTGGGACTCCAATTTGATGAAGCCAAAAGCGCAAACCCATTCGCTTATTATACTACCGTAAGTAGTACAAGTTTTCTCAAGATATTGCAACTGGAAAAGAGAAGTCAACACATAAGAGATGATCTTTTGATCATGCATGGTGCAACACCTAGTCACACCCGCCAGACAGAGGATCAGTTAGCACAACAACTGGGATTTGACAATGCAGAAGCAGCGGCCCCACTTGTTGTGCCTCAAATGAGCCCAACTGGACCCATCTAGTATTTTTTGATCCACACTGCGTTGCCTGCATCATAAAAACGATTGTAGCCCAAATTTTTGGCAATTTCCTGCTCTGTATTGCCCGCAGCTAAGCCTTGTATTTTGTGTTTTTGAAATTTAAGTCGACTCTGAACGTCATTTATATTTTTCCAATACCAATAATTGGGTGGACTGATATGACTTAACTCAAAGCCTGTTTTCTCGTAACCATTTCCCAGTCCCCAGTTCAAGTTACTGTAGGACACCAAGCTTTTGAATCCCAACTCCTGATGTGCATGATTCAAAAGTTTGCTAAGCCCCCCTGGGACATGATACCCAGGCAAAATACAATATCGGGCCAGCTCATAATCACTCCCTTTGCTATACCTAGTTTTGACAAAGCTAGCAAGTGCAACAAGCAACCCGTTGTGTTCCAACCCCCAAATATGTTTGGTTGGTATGTTGCCCTGCAAATGTGAGTTCTGAATAAATGTTTTAGCTGTCCCAAAATCCACAACTGTAATGTTACATTTACGTGCACCAACAATTGTTTTTTTCAATCCCACTACGTGTGACAATCTATCAAATATGATATTGGGTTTTTGCACCATCTCATGTTCCCAAATTTGAACAAGCCTGACACCTTTTTCAAGAGCTTGTTTCCATTTATTTTGATGATATTTTTTGTCTCCTATTTGGCAATCTGAATGATAAAAAATGCCATTGAACTCAATACCCACATTTAAATCTGGGAGATAAAAGTCAATCTCCAATGGCTTGATAACTTCCCTATTCCATTGATCAAAAGATATGTTATTATCCCACAACCATTGTTTGATCTTTGTTTCTCCCCAACTTTCTTTTCTTGGATAACAATCAAAACAACGCAAATCAGATTCTCTTTTCAAGGCAACACTGAATTGGTTATGGCATTTTTGGCAAACAAACAAATGTTCAGAATAACGATGTGAGTCCAAAAATTCTTTTTGAGTGAATAACGGAATGTAATCAGTCCTATTTGCAATATAGGAATCCCAAGATTTTTGCCGAAAAGTTTTCCTATTGGTCTCCCTATGCTCTGTTGTCAAAAACGGGGCCACAACACCATATTTTGAGAGGTTGGTTTTTTTGGTTTTAACTAACACCTCCAGGTTTTGAGCAGGAACCGGTGTTCCATAAGTGTTTTGAAACACCTCTATAGTTTTGGTTCTTATATCAGGATGTTGCTGAGGGAAGCTTACTCCCCAATTTTCCTGAATCGTTTTTTGTGCTTTGTCTAAAACAACAGGATTTAAGGTTGGAGCTTTTGCACCATACTTTTCAAAACATGTGGTCTCAGCTTTGGCTTTGACCTTGTCATGTTGACTTGCATACTCAAAACCATACTTTTGAAGGTTGGTATTTTTACGTTTTTCGTGAATATGATTTATTTCATCTCTAGTGCGGCTGTGTCGAACGCTTTCCTGATATTCACGATTACAGGAGCATTGAGATTGATTACCACAGAATTTTCTGAACCCTCGAACCATATTATTGAATGTCCTGAACTTACCACTCTGTTCACACCAACTGTTTTCTGCATTACCGTTATGAACGTATGCATAAAATTTAGCTGCAATTGGACCTTCATAAGGAAATAATTTGTCTAGCTCTTCTTTGTGTATAGGCAACAACTTTGTCAACCTATTAGGTGTAATCTCCTTGTTCAACCAACGTTCTTTCAATTCTGCCAAAATCACAATTTTTCTCCAACCCTATTGCATATTATTTATATATCATAATGAATAGCACAAATCTAGGTCCTGCCCACCTGTTGAACTAAACAGTTTTGTAGGCTATACTCAAGGTCAAGGAGACTTTTGAGTCATGACTATCAATTTAGACACTGTTGATTTTTCCAAAACAATTGTCATCACAGATTTGCATTATGGCATGCGCAACAACTCCAAACAGCACAACACTTGGTGCACTGAGTTTTTGGAGTTTGTGGTGGCTAGAGCAAAAGAGTTGAATATCCGAACACTTTTGTTTTTGGGTGACTGGAGTCACAACAGAAACAATGTGAACATCAGCACTCTCAACTATAGTCACAATGGAATGAAGCTGCTCAACAACAGTTTTGATAATGTGATTATGCTATTGGGAAATCATGATCTCTATTTTCGTGACACGCTGGAACTGCATAGTATTCCTTATGCACAAGACTTTCCCAATATTCATCTCATTGACAAAATTACCACTGTAAAAGACTTTTGTTTTGTTCCTTGGTTGGTTGGTGACGACTACAAAAAAATTCAAACCATCAAACAGCCTTATTTGTTTTGTCATGCTGAAATTGCTAAGTTCCGCATGAATGCTCATGTGGAAATGCCTGATCATGGTGGTTTGAATGCTGAGCACTTTCAGCATCAAAAACTGGTATTCAGTGGTCACTTTCACAAAAGGCAACGCAAAGGCAACATTTGTTATATTGGAAACGCCTTTCCACACAATTATGCTGATGTTTTTGATGATGATCGAGGGTTGATGATTTGGAGTCCAGGAGAGGAACCCATTTTTGAAAAATGGCCTGGGGCGCCCAAGTATAGGGTCTATAACCTTACTGAGGCTCTTCAAGATCCCACCTCTTTGATTGATAACAAAACGTTTGTTCGCATCACAGTGGATTGTGATTTAACCTATGAAGACAGTGCATTTATCAGAGAACTGTTTGAAACACAACTCAATGCGTTGGATGTGAGTTTCATCCATGGCAGAAGTGACGGAGACGACACTGTTCTTGATGACAGTGAGATCAACTTTGAAAGCGTTGACTCAATTGTGATTTCACACTTGAATAGTATTGAAAGCACAACAATGAACAACCAACGCTTGATTGAAATTTATCAGAGTATTTGACCTTGATTACACTCAAAAACGTAACAATCAAAAACTTCATGAGTGTGGGTGCAGTCTCACAATCCATAAATCTCACACAGCCTGGTTTGACACTTGTGTTGGGTGAAAATTTGGACTTGGGTGGAAACGGCAACCGTAACGGTGTTGGCAAAAGCACATTGATCTCTGCCATCTGTTATGGGCTGTATGGCCAAGCTCTTACCAACATCAAGAAAAACAACCTCATCAACAGCATCAACAAAAAGAACATGGCTGTGAGCATTGAGTTTGAGGCCAACGGCAACAGCTACAAAATTGAACGCGGGCGTGCCCCCAGCTTTTTCCGTTATATTATCAACGATGAGTCAGTAAATGAAAACAAAAGTGCTGATGAGGCTCAAGGAGAGAACAAAGACACTCAAAAAGACATTGAAAAGGTATTGGGCATCAGCCACACAATGTTCAAACACATTGTGGCATTGAACACCTATACTGAACCATTCTTGAGTATGGGCGCAGGTAAACAACGGGAAATTATTGAAGAACTTTTGGGCATCACATTGCTTTCTCAAAAGGCAGAAAACCTCAAAAAGCTCATACAAACAACAAAGGCAAGCATTGAGCAAGAAGAGTTCAAAATCCACACTGTGAAAAACAGCAATGCACGTATTTTAAGCACTATTGAAAGTTTGAATCAAAAAACTCTTCAATGGAACATTCAACATCAAAACAAAATACAAGAACTGGAAAATGCATTGGTGGCACTCAGCCATCTTGATGTTGAAAAAGAAATTCAATCCCACAAAGACAATCTTGTGTATCGCGAGCTTCAAACAGCATTGAAAAACACTCAAAGCCAAAACCAAACCAAAGCACAGCATTTATCACAGCTGAAGGCACAACAAACTGGCTGGCTTACACAGTATTCACAAATTCAAGAACACAATTGCGCCATGTGTGGACAAAAAATTCATGACGAAAAACAAACCAGTTTGCTGGATGACCTTGAACACAAGATAACCCGGCTGGACAAAAGTATCCAAACATTGGAACAAGAGTGCCAGGTGCTGACTCAAGAACTAAGTGAGCTTCAGGAGCTGAGTGGTGCAGTGAGCTTGAATCCCACGTTTTACAAAAGCATTGATGAAGCCTATGAACACAGAAACAGTCTCACATTGCTAAGTGCTGAACTAGACAAACTCCAGCTGGAAACCAATCCTTATCAAGCACAAGTGGGTTCCTTGAACTCCACTCTACAAGAAGTTTCTTATGACTCCTTAAATGAACTAAGCCAACTCAAGGATCATCAAGAGTTTCTTTTGAAACTGCTGACAAACAAAGACAGTTTTATCAGAAAAAGGATTATTGATCAAAATCTCAGTTACTTGAACTATCGACTGGGTGAGTATCTCACTGGTTTGATGCTGCCACATCAAGTGAAATTCAGCAATGATTTGGGAGTGGAGATCATGCATCTGGGCGTGGACTTTGACTTTGACAGCTTGAGTAGAGGAGAGCGAACTCGAGTATGTTTGGCGTTGAGCTGGGCGTTCCGTGACATTTTTGAGCACATGAACACCAGCATCAACTTCATGGCAGTGGATGAAATTCTTGATGTGGGCTTGGACAGCACAGGCTTGGAAAGGTCTTTGGAAACTTTGAAAGCCATGAGTAGAGATCGTAACAAAAATATTTTGCTGATCTCACATCGAGAAGAGTTGCAGAGCAGGTGTTCTCAAGTGCTGTCGGTTATCAAGGAAGACAATTTTTCCAGATTTGAATGGGACTACACTCCTGCTGTATAGCACAGTTCTTGAATCTTCAGCTTGTTTTGTTCAAAAAATGGCTCAAACTCAGTTAACACAAATGTTTTGTAACGAACATGATTTTCCACAACAAAGACAGGCAAATGTTTTTGGTCAAAACAAGCGTAACTGCCTTTGTGGTTGATTCTGATTACTACAAACCACAAGTCCTCGGGATCACACACATCCAATGTTTGTTCAATCCAACTGTCCAACTGCTTGACATCGCCCTTGCACATAAGCTTGTGCCAAGGAAAGTCTTGATAAAATTTGCTTTCAATCACCAGTTTTTTCATATGTGAGGGTGGAATAAGATCGCTTTTGAAATAGCTGATTTGGGTAGCATCCATGGTTTCTTTTCTTTTTGTGTTAGCTCCCCCAATAAATGCACCACTATTGGGCACACGAATAAATTTAGCCTCATAGAGGTCCGTAAGAAATTTAGCGATACGCAGCTCACCTGCGTTGCCTTTTGCTTTGCCTTTTGACGCTGCCATATATTCTGTTCCTTGTTGTCCAGAAAAAGTTCTGTAACCTTTTGATTTTATGATTCTCACTACTTATAATCAAATCAACAAAAGAGTATTGAGAATGAAATACAATAAGCCACAACAACGCAGCATTTTTATTGTAGTTGATCCCATTGATCAAAATCGCTTGAACAGCTTTTTCCGTCAAGAACTGGGATTTTACAATACACTGGTTGGAGCGTTTGGTAGCCGAGTAAGAGCTTTTCCTCAAAGCATCCTCAATATTTCCAATGAACAAGCCTCACTCTTTTGTGAACTAGCCAAACACAATCTCAACATTCGTGACCTTGTGAAAAAGCCAGCTGAATGGCCAGACTCATTGAAGAGTTATTTTCATGTTGTGTTTGACCGTCTCACGAACAAAACTGTTTTGAGTGAAGCTCAAATCATGATGTTTGAATCAGCTGGTGCCAATCGCTGGATCATGATTCCAGAAGCCAAGAAACAAATGGCTAGGGCAGTGATTGATTTTTACAAAGAACAAGCAGACATTTTGGCTCATCCACAAACAAGTGATATAATTGAAGTCGCATACAAGACTCCACCCAGCAGTTTGAGCGAACTGGAGTTCAGTAACAAGCGTCATGCACAAATACCTCGTAATGAAATCAAATACAAATACAACAATACTGAAGAACACACAGAAATTTGGACCCCGTTAACCACAAAACCCATAATTATTCCTCAATTCAATCTCAACGAATACAATAGATGGACAACAGCAATTATCAAGCAAGAGAGTGGTCGGTATGTTGAATACAACACTCCTTGGGTAATTGATTTCAAGAACACAAACAACAATTATCTTTTGAAATACCTAGACAGCACAGCACGTACACCAGGCAATTTTAGAATCAGCAACTACGCATAATATACGGTTTTTCAAAATAGTGGCTTAGTATGATGGTGTAGTGTCCATCCGTATCTACCAGGCGCGAAGGCAGGGGAAAATTACGCATGAGGGTTTACTGTTCTATGCCCTCGCCACGAAAGTGAACAAAAAGGATCCAGCCTCTCACTGTCCCGTGAAGCTGGAAGGGGTTCAGTCAACAGCCTGTCTGACTGGGTTCCCTGCGTGTGTGATGAGCACATAACCGAGAAGGCAGCTCCATGAGCATAAGTCCGAGAAGAGAGTCAGGAATGCTGGAAATAGGTTCTCCGCCAGCTGGATACAATCCCAAGACGAGACAGGCAGGCCGAAGCCCTATACGAAAGCCTTTTTCAAACTTCTCCTCCCGGTGGGGAGAAGTGTGACTTCCTCCCTAACGAAATACCCAAGTATCAAATATTCAATTATACCTTCTTGGTTTGTGCTCTACGATAGGCTTCTGCTTGCATTTCATAGTGTTTTGAAATAGTTCCAGACAAGGCTTGCATCTGTGTTGTCGAAAGATGCCAAGCTTCACTGTAGGTCAAACCACCGTTCATGTAATACACTAGGTTTGCAATATCGCTTTCAATCATTTCCACTTCTTTTTCACAGCTTCTCAGTGTTTTGGTGATCTCCTGGGGATCACCTCTGAGAAGCTTTATTCGAAAAAACTTGTGGGATCGAAGTCGATTCTTTGACTCCAAGAGTGGCTGCAAGCGTCGCATTGAAAACTGGTTTCTGTATCAACACCAATGGAATTCAACTCTTTGAGTTTGTCGATAATGGCATTGGCACTGGTTGTGGGAATACCTTTCACAAACTCTTGAATGTATCCCGGGTTTGTTACTGTTTCACCGGTGCTGATTATTTTGATTGCAGTAATGCTCATGCTCATGATGTCTAGAGTTCGCTGAGCCATTTGATTGATTTGCTTGGTTACACTGCTGATTTTTTCAGCATCAGTGGTTTCTGTTTCTTCCAACACTTTTATGGATCTGGCTTGTTCAACTTCATTCAATAGTTGCAGGTTTCTCTGTTGAAAATTATAAGGGCGTAGGAAAACTTGCAGTGCGCCGTCAATTTCCACATACGTGGGACCTTCCACAGTGCTTTGGGTTTCAATAAATCCACTGAGATCAATTCCAAAATTGTGCTCTTTTCCACAATTGGGGCATGTGGTTTCCACTTCCATTGTGGAACCAGCACTGGCTATCCTTATGGCTACCAACAATGTGTTGATGTCAGGTTCCACCAGCTGCTTGGGATCTTTCACCCCTGGAACACAATTTTTGAACACGCTCAACAAAGCATCACCGTTCAGCAAAGCATCTGGAGTTTTCAGCATTATTTGGTCAATTGCTGTCAATGGATACACAGCCACTTCACCATTGGCGGATGTTTCAACAAAGTCAGGAGGGTAAAATCTTCCTTGTGTTGGCAATTGTACATAAGCTTTGGGAGTGTGAAAGTATTGACTTAACGGATTACTCATTTGTGTGCCCTATTATCATAGTATGTTATTCACTAGTATTTAAGGGGCTTAAATACTGGTAATCTCCTGTTGCGAGAAATTTTGTATGAGTTTTACAGCTAGCGAACTAAAGCAGATCAGTAAAGATTGGGCCCAAGAGCGCACTCTCTCAGAGTTGCGTGACAAAATGGCATCAAACAACAGCATTTTGGCTGCCATTGCCAAAGCCAAAGACATTGATGTCAAAAGCATAAAAGAATTTAACGATGCGCTTGATGAGGCCAAAGATGGCTTGAGTCAAATGCAAATAGAGGCTGAAAAAGCCAAACGTGCTCAAGTCAATAACTTGCGTTATGAGCAACGGATGAAAGACTACGACAAGGAGATTCAAGGCAGTTACAAACGCAGTGTGGACGATTTGCGATCCAGTTTGGATCGGATGAGCAAGTTTGACAGCACAAGATTGTATGACGGCGTAACAAGCGGGTTGAGCTTTCTGGAGATGAAGGCTCGAGACGCAGGAGGCAAAGCTTCCAGCCTCGCTACTGCTTTCTCAGTTTTGAACAAAAGTGTAGCAGCGGTTGCTGCTACTGTGGGAATTTTCGCAGCTGGCATGCCAGCTTTTCAATCCATGCTTAGTACTGGTGTTACATTTGGCGGCAGTCTGGAAAAAATGCAAGAAATGGTTGGCAGGACTGGTTTGAAACTGGACGAGTTTCAAGGCATAGTTGGCCAATTTGGTAGTACAATAGGTGGTGTTGGTGAACAAAATTTCGCCACTTTGTTGAGAGGTGTTCAAACCACTACTCGTGGATTTGGTATGTATGGCCAGACAATGGCCCAACAGGGAGAAACAGTGGCTTCATTTCTTGATATGCTTGCCCAAGGCGGTCTTGCATATGGTATGAGCACTGAAATGCAGAGAGAAGGTGCAGTCAAATATGTGCGGGAACTTGCTGCACTTACTGAGTTAACCGGGAAAGACAGAAAGGAACTGCAAGCCAGGAGCAAGGCTGCTGCTGAAGATGCGGCTATAATGTTGCGTATACGGCAGTTGGCCAGAACTGATCCAGCAGCAGCTGAGCGTCTGAGAGCAAATCAAGACGTAATTGCACGTCAGGTAGGCCCGCAAATGGCTCGAGCTATTGTGGGCATGCAAATGGGGATCATGCCTAGTGATCCCCAAATGCGAGCTATGATGAGCATCGGTGATTTGATGCCTTCTATGACGGCCTTGTCAAGAGGGTTGGCCACTGGAACACCGGAAGAGACTATGCGGTCAGTTCTGGAATTCCAGCGGGCCTTAACTGAAAGTCGCGGCCTAGACACACTACAACTACAAGCACAAGTGGGTGGTGCATACGCTGGTAGCGCAGAAATGTTTGCTAAGATGCTACCAGAAGCTGAGCGTGGGCAAGCTGCTGCTGCCAGACCTGGCGGGTTAGACCGTATTTTAAATATCTTCACAGGCAGGGGTGGCAATCTTGATAGAGCCACAACTGCAATGCAGAAAGTGACTATGGACACTGCTCGCATAACAGGTGATTTCAAGGCAGCGCTCTATGCAGCTACACAACAGTTGGGCTTGTTTACAGCAGTTCTTGAACCATTGGCAGCAGCAACTGGCGTAGGCGCAGGAGCAGCCAACTCATTTTATGGAATGGCTGCTAGTGGTATTTCAGGAGCAGCCTCGGCCTTGGCCACAGGAGCTGCTGTTGCATTGATGCCTAAATTACTGGCAAGTACAGCCTTAAGAGCTGCAATACCACGGTTTCTGGGCGGAGGAGGTTTGGGTTTGACTTCAATGCTGGGCTCTACAGGTGTAGGTGCTGGTATGATGCGAGGAGCATCGAGTATGGGCGGACTAGGGAAGGGCAGGTTGCTAGGCGCTGGCGCGCTAGGGATAATGGGTGGCATAGGGGGGAGCTATGCGGCTAACCAAGTTGGTGCGCCTGGTTGGTTGGGCGGTGCATTGGGCGGTGCAGCAACAGGGGCTCTTGCAGGCATAGGGGCAGGCCCTGGTGGTATCTTGGCAGGAGCAATACTTGGCGGATTAGTCGGGGGTGTCACAAGCTATGGGACAAGTTCAGCCAGTGCAGCAGAAGCAAGGACAGGTGATCAAACTGGCGATGCCAACAGCGTATTACAAGATTCAACTGCACTTGTTGAAATGCAAGCAAGCAGCACGTCATTTGTTTCCGCTATGGCTGCACTTGTAAGTAGAGTAGCAGCCCAAGCAACTATGACTAGTCTTGCGCCGCCAGTAATACCGCAAAATGATGCCTTAATAGGAGCTGTCCACACCTTGACAGAAACTGTTGCACAACAGACCCCAGTACAACAAGAGATAGCAAGACAATCGCGTATCACAGCCGGAATAATTGGTGACTTTAGCTAAGTGTAATCTTTTTTCTGGGTATTTTTCGCACATAAATATCAAAAACCTAGAGAAACAGAACCCTGATGGCTTGGAAAAAATATTTCACAACAGTACCGAGTCAAGCTAGACTCACTGCACGACTAGCAGAAATCAACAAAGACAACAGTCAAGGTGCAACCACTACCAAATTCAGCAGTTATTTGCCAGAAGTTTATGCTGGCGCGCCCAACCGTGTGGAACGCTATGTGGCTTACGAGCAAGCTGATTTAGACAGTGAAATCAATCGTAGTTTGGACACAATAGCTGAATTCTGCACACAAAACCAAAGTGATGACGATCCCATTCCCTTCCGATTTATTTGGAAAGGAGATGTTACTGAAACCGAAACAGAACTGTTGAACAATGCGCTTCAACAATGGTGCAGCATAAATCGGTTGAACCAACGTATCTTCAAAATATTCAGAAACACTGTGAAATATGGAGATCAATTTTTCATCCGTGATCCTGAAACCTATGAACTTTTGTGGGTTGATGCTGCCAAAGTGGAAAAAATCATTGTAAATGAGGCACAAGGTAAGAAAATTGAGCAATATGTGATTCGTGATCTAGACTTCAACTTACAAAGCTTGGTGGCAACCAACCCACTGGTACACGATCAATACAGTTTTCCAGGTGGCTATCCCAGAAGTTCCAACCCAGCAGCCGGTGCAGGAAACATAAATTATGGCCAGCCCACCACCCCAGGTGGCCGCACAAGCCGTTTTTACAACCCAGCCAACAGCCTTGCTATTGATGCAAATCACGTTGTGCACTTGAGTTTGAGTGAAGGCATGGATCAATACTGGCCTTTTGGCATCAGCATTATTGAAGCTGTGTATAAAACCTACAAACAAAAAGATCTCTTGGAAGATTGTATTCTCATCTATCGTATTGTGAGAGCACCTGAGCGCAGAGTGTTCAAAATTGACGTGGGTCAGCTTCAAGGCCAACGTGCTATGCAATATGTGGAAAGAGTCAAAAACGAAATCTATCAAAGAAGGTTGCCCAACCGCACAGGTGGGGGCACAAGTATTATTGACAGTGCATACAATCCCATCAGCATAACAGAAGATTTCTTTCTTGCTACCAACAGCGAGCAGCGCGGAACAACAATTGATACTTTGAACGCTGGCGAAAATCTTGGTACTATTGACGACCTCAAATACTTCAACAACAAGCTGATGCGTGGATTGGGCATTCCCAGCAGCTACTTGCCCACAGGGCCAGATGATGGAACAGCAGTGTTCAACGACGGCAAAGTTGGTACAGCATTTATCCAAGAGTATCGATTCAACAAATATTGTCAAAGACTGCAAAACAGTATTGCGCCAACACTGGATATGGAATTTAAATTGTTTTTGAAATTCCGAGGTATTGAGGTTCACAGCAGCTTGTTTGAATTGGCATTCAATGTTCCTCAAAGTTTCAGTCAGTATCGAAACATGAGCTTGGATACAGAGCGTGTGAACCTGTTCAGTTCAGCTATGAACAGCGATGCTAGAGCTTACATGAGCAAGCGTTATGCTTTGAAACGCTATATGGGATGGACTGAAGAAGACATCCTGGAAAATGAACGTATGTGGAAAGAAGAAAACAGTGCCAAAGTCAAGGACAAAACTGGAACCAGCCCAGTTGAAGACCAAAGCGTGGGTCTCGGATCAATAGGCATACGACCCAGTCCAGAACCTGAATTTGGCTTGGGAGGTCCAGAAGCAGGACCTGAAGCGCCTCTAGAAGCGCCGCCAGCTGAAGCACCTGCGCCTGCCCCAGGTGGTGAAACACCCCCAACTGAAACACCGTAAATATCAAAATGAATACAAATATCACAAAAACCAACGGCACTACGCTGGCAAGTATTCCTCCCGGGCAGTATAACAGCACAGTCAGCAGTTTGATCTTGTTTGGCAAGAACTTTGCCAACTATGGCACTTATCTGAATGAGAATCTTGTTCATCTCATGGAAAATTTTGCCGATCAAAGTCCGCCACAAAGCCCCACTCAAGGACAGCTTTGGTACAAAACCACTGACAAACAAATGTATGTTTGGGATGGTGTTGCGTGGAAACTATTGAATGCAGAAAGCCTGCAACAAATTGCTGATGCAATTGTCAAAAACCGGATTTATGTGAGTGAGAGCGGCAACGACAGCAACAGCGGGCAAAGTTGGTATAGTGCCAAAAGAACAGTGAAAGCAGCTTGTGCTACAGCAGCTCAACAACTGGCTACAGGGGCATTCCGGCCTGATCATGTGGCCATTTTGGTAGCAGCTGGCGACTATACTGAAGACTGTCCGTTGGAAATTCCACCAGGTGTGAGCATTATTGGTGACAATCTGCGGTCTGTAACCATACGCCCAAGAGTGCCCACTAGTGATGTGTTTTACTTGAACAGCAAGTGTTATGTGTATGGCATTACTGTAAGAGACCACCGACTAAGCCCATCAGCATTGGATATCACCCCTGTGGGCTATGCCAACGCAAGTGGCGTCAACACTTCAGCCTTGATTTCCACTACACGACAAACTGGATTCGCATTTGGCTTTGCGCCTGGTGCAGACATTTTGGTCAGTCCCTATATTCAAAACTGTTCCAGTATAAGTGGTGATCCTGATACTGGGTCAGGCATTTACCCAGGTGGTGGCGGAGTATTGATTGATCCCAGTGTGCTGGGGCCCAATAACAGAATTCACAGCATTGTGGTAGATGCATTTACCCAAATCAATCTTGGCGGCATTGGTGTAAAAGTCCTAGGCAAAGGCTACATGCAGCTGGTGAGCTTCTTCGTTAACTTTTGCCAGTTTGGATTGCTGTGCATAGATGGTGGTCATGTTACTGCATTGAACAGCAATTGTAGTTTTGGCAATTATGCGCTTTGGAGTCAAGGACACAGATATCTTGAATCCACTGACAGTCCTGTAGCAGTAAATCAAATTTGGGCCACCAACGGCGTCTCCACAGATTTTGTTACAACCGGGGGAACATATGTGCTGCCAAATCAATTCAGTGATTTGGAAGTGCAATTTTTAGACTCAGCAACACCATTGTTGCCCACAGTGGATTATACAATATCCAAAGGCGTTACCACTGGCGGGCTGCCGTGTTCAGTAATAACCTTGAAGTCATTGCCAGTAGCTGGACGTCAGTTACGAGCACGTATAAAATTTGGTAGTTTGATTGAAGCCAGTGGATATACCATGAGTTACGCTGGCGCAGGCTTGGACTATGCCAAACTAAGCCCCAGTCAAGATGGTTCCGGGTTTGCAGACCCTAACAAATATACCATTGCACTCAATGGGGGACGTGTGTTTCACACAACCACTGATGAAAGCGGAGACTTTTATGTGGGTGCTGTGGCCCCCAATCCGGCTTTTCAAGTTGGTGGATTGACTATTGCCAATGGCGGAGGCAGCTATAGTGTGGGGGATACCTTGACATTCAGTACACCTGCCAACATCAACAGCACATATGCAGTGCCCACAACTCTCAAGGTGTTGAGCACAAGCGGCGGTGCAATTACAAGTGTAGCTATACAGATTCCTGGATATTATCTGCTATCAGCTCCAAATAGCACAACCCCTGGAAGCTTGCCCACCAATCCCATTACAGCCACCAGCACAAGCGGCGGTGGTTCAGCTGCAACTTTCAATTTTGTTTGGGAAAAGCCCCCGGCTCGACCCAGTTTTCGTATAAATCAGCGACGTGGTGCTATTGACGGACGCAGCTTTTATCAAAGCATTTTTGGATTTATGACTCCCTTTATACTTGCATTATCACGCAAAGGACCTTAACATATGCCCGCACCTATTTTTAACTTTCGTAATGTCAAAGTTCGAGTGGCAAATGATCAAGCCACAACCATCTACAAAGTATCTAGTTTTGACTCCAATATACCCAATAATACCTTGCCTCCTGGTGTTGATCCCACAGAAGTAAGCATCGTGTTGTTGACTGTACAATGCAGCAATATTACAGGCAGCCCCAGCAGTCCTACTCAAAGAAAAACAATCAATCTCAGTGTTTGGGTGGATAATCCGCCAGATCCCTTATACTCTCCAGTTGCAAGACGATATCTTGTGAACAACTACACACTTATTCCCAATAACGCCTTTGACCCCCTGAATGGTAATTTGATCATGAGTAGTGGGGACAGTTTGGTTGTTCAGGTAAGTAATCCACCTGCTGAAACAACAAATACATCTACTGATAATTGTGTTGATGTTATTGTCAGCTTGCTGGAAATTGCAAATGCCACAGCTACGTAATATGTGATCATGCCAAAACTGCTAGATAACCGTGTTGTTGGGTCTGCTGATCTAGTTGATACACAACTAGCTGGTGTTCCAGCTGGACTTGTGCTCAAGGTCACACCAAACGGAGAACAACTGTTTTTTGGTCAAGAAATTGGTCCACCTGGACCCCCAGGACCAGTGGGCAATGCAGGAAGTCCTGGTCCGCAAGGACCTCCTGGGGATGACATTTTCATTGTTGGTCCGCCTGGACCACCAGGTCCGCCTGGACCTGGTGGTGGACCTGTTGGACCTCCTGGATCTGTGGGACCACCGGGTCCCAACGGTGGCCCGCCTGGACCAGCAGGCCCAGCCGGACCAGCAGGGGAAACTGGACAACCAGGATCAGGCCAACAATGGCATGGTGAAGTTTTTAGCACAGCTGGCTCCATTACATGGACGGTACCACCAAATGTGCGCAGGGTCAAACTCACACTTGTTGGCGGTGGCGCTGGTGGCGGACAGGGCATTTATGTGCCACCTGGAGCACCGCCACCAGGTGGAGGAGAAGGCGGAGGTACTCCGGGCGGGGGCATTGGAGGCGGTGGCGGCGGACCAGGAGTTGAGACATGAGCGGTAGTATAGGTGGTTATTTTCCGGGATTGGCGGGCAGCTCTGGTGCTGTTTTACAATTATGGGTAGAGGTTGTGCCTGGTGCTACATACTCATTGGTGGTTGGTGCAGGTGGGGCAGGACAAACCACAACCTCCTCTGCAACAAGTGGGCAAGCCACAACATTTAGTGGGGCGGGAGGAGCCAATTATTCAGCAGGAGGGGGGCAATTGTCGCTCGGCTTTCCAACAACTACACCGCCAGCTGTTTGGGGAATACCGCAAGGATTTTATCTTTATGGTTTGGGAGGTAGCGGGGGAGATCCTGTGGCTTCCAATCCATCAGGAGGTCCGGGTGGTTCAGGTTTGATAGTAATTGAATGGGTTGATTGATGGTCAAACTTTTAGATAACCGAATTGTAGGACCAAACCGTGACGTTTTGAACACAGTGTTGTATGGTGCACCAGCTGGGTTCGTATTGCGTGTGGCACCAACAGGCGACACTTTGGTGGTTACTATTCCTGGCGGTCCTCCAGGACCTCCTGGTCCACCAGGCCCAGGTGGAGAACCAGGGTTGATTGGGCCCCCAGGTGCCAGTAGCGCCTTAATAGGTGACACTGGCCCTCCAGGACCTCCTGGACCATCCAGTGGATCTCCAGGCATCCCAGGACCCACAGGACCTACTGGACAAGGCGGAGCTCCTGCAGGGCCAGCTGGAGGCTTAGGGGTAACTGGGCCTCCAGGTCCGCCAGGCGGAAATCAAGATATTCGTGCTGTGATTTTGACCAGTCCAGGTAACTGGGTAGCCCCTGCTGATGCCTCATCCGTAAGATTGACTTTAATAGGTGCTGGTGGGGGTGGCGGTGTAACAGTGAACTCACCGCCATTTGTTCAAGATACAGAACAGATTACCAATGTTACTCCAGGTTGGACTGTTGCAGGAGCTCCTGGGGGAAGTGGTGGTATAGCGCAGCAATGGATACCTATATCGGGCGGAGCTAGCTACTCTGTGACAATAGGAGTAGGAGGCCGAGCACAAACCATAAGCACGGGTACAAACTATCCAGATATAAATGGCAACCCAGTATTTTATCCAGCAACTACAGGAGTTCCTGGATTACCAGGCACACCGTCAGTTTGGAGTGGGCCTGGATCGCCCACAGTGACCGCATCTGGTGGTACGGCAGCAAATGGCGCAAATATGGGAACGCCAGGGTCCTCAATTCCTGCAACACAAGGACTCTTGCAACAAAAAGCATTTAGCTATGGTTCTTCTGGTGGTTCGGATGGCGCAGGATTACCTGGCGCTGCACTTATAGAATGGATATGAAATAGATGCCAAGATTGCTAGACAAGAGACTTTTAGGAGATTCAGCTGATATCTCCAATACCACAGTGTATAAGGCACCTGCTGGTATGCCATTGATTGTTAACAGTGACTCAACAGCTTTGATATTGGGACCAGCCAGCAGATTTCCAGGATTTCAAGGACCCAGAGGTGCAACAGGCCCTGGCGGGGCTCCTGGATTGGCGGGTATTCCGGCTCCTCCTGGAGAAAAAGGAGCCACAGGCGCACCTGGGGCTCCAGGTGGGTTGTTGGGACCGCCAGGCCCCACTGGGATTACAGGCCCAGCGGGTGGTCCAGGCCCTGCAGGTGGTCCTGGACCACCTGGACCACCTGGGCAAATAGGACCTGCAGGCAAAGGACAAACTTTTGCTGTAGCTAGTTTTGTTTCAGCGGGTGTTTTTCCATGGCCAGTTCCTGTTGAAACCACAGAGATCAAGGCAACAATTGTTGGTGGCGGAGGTGCAAGTGCACCTGGTGTCCTTTACTCCTATAGCAATCAAACATATGGAGGGGGCGGTGGCGACGGTGGTGGCGGCGCTGGTACAGAGATATCCTACAACAATGTAATTTTGCCTGGTGGGCCTGGAGGCCCTGGCGGAGCAATGGAAACCTGGCTGCCAGTAACAAGCGGCTCAACAATCATTGTTATTGTGGGCGGCGGCGGGGCATCCAACATATCTGCTCCAGGCAACTCTGGCAATCCCAGTGAGATTCTTGATCCAGTTGGGTTGCCAATGGCTACAAGTCCTGGAGGTGGTGGTGGACAGCTTCCTGGTCCGCCCTCTCCTGCCGGTCAACCTGGACAGCCAGGTGCAAGAGGAGAACCCACTAGCAACGGACCATTTGTAAAAATAAATGCTGACTCGCTGAGAGTGGGGTTAGGTGGTACAGGTACTGAAGGCTATGGGGCAGGAGGCACACCTGGAGGTGTTATTATTGAGTGGATAGCCAATCAACCTTAGCGAAAGGCAGGTCCTGTGAGCCAAGCCACTAAGGTACGACGGGTCCCTTGTGTAACAGGGGTAACTCTGTGTAAAACAAAGCTGGGGAATACAGCTATCAATCCCAGATCTTTGGAAATGGTTTGGGGTTCGGAACCCAAGTTTACTTGAAGATTGCCACCATCGTACTCACTGGGATCACTCAATTGTAGCACTACACTGAGTTTGCGTGGACCATAATTGGTGGATGAAACTCCGCTGTCAATGTGCCAAGTGTAATGACCTTCGTCCTCACCGTGGTATTCAGTGTATTGCAGATGCTCCCCAAAGCCCCATAAATCAAAACGAAAATGCTGACCGTTCAAATTGCGGGCAATATTTCCCAGCCTTTGGTAAATCCAGTCGGTGTCTGGACCAGCTTCAATCCAACTGGTTTTGCTCTTGCGTATTTGTTCATAATTTTGTGCAGGATCGTAGCCACCTATTATTGCTTTGCCAGGTTGCCTGGCTTGGCCCAATTGAATTATTTTTTTGATGTCCTCTCCTGAAAATCCATCCTTCCAAGTGGCAACATTGGCTTCACCAGCACCAAAACTGGGACTTGGTAAAAATTGATACACTGACATTTGAGCACTCCTTTGAATTGAACTATACAACGCACAGTGATTGTCTGCAATAAATAGGAACATGAGAGCAATGGATTTAGACAGCGCAGGCTATTACAGCCCTGACCAAGACCACTACACAATGCAAAATCAGTATGATCCACGGCGTCCCAAGATCACAATTGCGCATTTGAACCAAATGAAAAGAATGCGCAGTGCCAAGAAACTGGAAAACCTTGTGCGCCGAGATTTGTTGGGCTTGTTGTATGGAGCTCCAGAGGCTGGTGCTGGCGGAATGCCAGGAATGTAACAAAAATCACCCTATTTCTGCAATAAATCAGGGTTATTCTGCAACTCCTTCTAAATAAACACAGAGTCTATCAACTTTACCAAAGGAGACAAACTATGGCTAATAGCAAGCTGTTGAAGGTAATGGATTACCTTATCAACGAGCAAGAAGACAAAGCTCGTGACCTATTGCATCAAATCTTCATTGAGAAGGCCCGCGCAATACACGAGGAAATGCTGTCAGACGACGAGCACGAAATGGGCGGAGACGAAGGTGAAGACCTCGGCCGCGACGTGGAAGTGCATAAGGAAGAGATCGAAAGCGAGGAACACTATGGTGACGGCACCATGGAAGATGTGGACCTCGACGATGCTGTTGAAGACCTCACTGACACAGCTGACGACGAAGACGTTGAAGTAGACGTGGACGTTGAAGACGAAGAAGAAGACATGGACATGGACGACGACGACATGGACATGGACGCTGAAATGGACGCCGATGCCGACATGGACATGGATGCAGACATGGAAGGCGAAGAGCATGAGGAAGAAGGTGCAGATGAGCGCTTCCGTGACATTGAGCAAGCAATTGATGAGTTGACTGCTGAGTTTGAAGCTATGAAGGCTGAGCTGCATGGCGAACATGGGGACACGGAGGAGGACAAAGAGCCTTTGAAAGAAATGGCTGATTCGGGCACTACACCAGCGGGCACACACTACAAATTTAGCAGTGATGGCACAACTCTCGTTGTTAATGGAAGACGTCATAAAGTGCAAAGTGCATCTGGGTATGGGTCTGTTGAAATATTAGTAGGCGACCTAAATATTGGTGGAACTCCCGCTGATTGTGAAGTTTGGGAAGAAGACGACGAAGAGAACATCCTATTCAGTGGTGATCAGGAAAAGTGCTGGCACTTTGTCATTGATCATTTAGCTGGCCTCAGAGAAAACTGGATGGACGACACCGACGATCTCGACGAAGAGTATGATGATCTAGACGAGGCTGTTGAGCTTGACACTGTTCATGTTGACCTCAAGAAAGCTGCTGAAGTTGGTGCCGGCAAGTTTGCCCGTCCTGATGTGAGCAAAACTAGCCCAACTCCAAAGGCCTCTCCAAGCCCAGTGCCTGGCGCAAAAGCTGTTGAGACTGGAAAAGGACCAAAGGCTGATGGTTACCATCTGCAACCAGCACCCTCTAGTGCCAGCATGAACATCACCAACCGTCGCAAGAAGGCCACTGATGACATGGGACATGTGAGCAAGGAAGGCAGCACAAAGGCCATGTTGAACAAGGATCGCACCGAAGGATTCGGCGCAGCCAACGTTCGCAGCCCACTTGGCAGCACCGGAACTACACCAAAGAAGTAATGATTTGAGTGAAGAAATACCGCAACTGAGTACAGTTGCGGTATTGTCTTTGAAAAAACACTGGTTTTTTCACCAAAAAACCAGCACTACAAACTTTTGTAGTAAATATCATTACTGAAACCAAACAGGAAAACAAAAATGGTTAAGATTCTACAAGAACACTTGCATTTTGATGACGCCCAAATGAAGGTGGTTACTGAGGCCATTGAAGGTGGTACAAAGAACCTATTCATGGAAGGCATCTTCATTCAAGGAGGAATCAAAAATCACAACGGAAGAGTCTATCCTGTAGATGAGATTCGCAAAGCCGTAGAGCTAGTAAATTCAAGCATCGCCAAAGACAACGGCGTGCCTGGTGAACTGGATCATCCACAAGAGCTGCAGATCCATTTGGATCGTGTGAGCCACAGCATCATCAAGATGTGGATGGATGGACCCAATGGCATCGGAAAGTTGAAGGTACTGCCAACACCTTGCGGTCAAATTGCAAAAACCTTGCTTGAGAGTGGTGTAAAACTTGGCGTTTCATCACGTGGCTCAGGCAATGTCGATCCCTATGGGAACGTTTCAGAATTTGAAATGTTAACAGTCGACATAGTGGCCAAACCTTCGGCACCAAGTGCATATCCAGTACCTGTATATGAGGCTATGTATCACAGAAGGCTCGGCAGCAACATCAGAGACTTGGCAGAAAGCGTGCGTCATGATGAGAAGGCCCAAAAGCATCTCACCAAGACCCTGCTACGCTGGGTTAACGAGTTGAAGATTTAACAAGGAGACGCCAGTCCTATGGAAAAACAACTACAAGAGCTCCTGGAGAACGAAGTGCTTGGCCCCGAAGCCAAAACTGCCCTTCAGGAAGCAT